GATCAGGCCGCGCAACAGTTCCGGCCGCAGCCTGCCATGCCTCCCGACAGCAGCATGCAGATTGCGCAGCTTAATGCGCAAATGCAGGGGCAGGCACTGCAGCAGCGTGCTCAGATGGATCAGGCGCGGACCCAGCTTGAGCAGCAAAAGTTGCAATTTCAGCAGCAGAATGAGGCCGTCAAGATTACCGATCGGCAGCAGGAGCGCGCCGAGAAATTGCAGGCTGAGCAGTTCCGGCAGATGGCTGAAAGCCAGCGCACTGCCGCACAACTCGCGGCTCGTGAGCGTATGAACACGGCCGACAATGACACTGCAAAGCTTTTGGCTGCGGCCGAGATGGCCACAGGCGAGAAGGTGGCGGTAAGCACCGGCACCGGGATTAACCCTGGAACACGATAGAGGAAAAGATTATGGCCGATAAACCCAAAGCGGATACTGTTTCGCTGAACAACGCCTATGTGAAGCAAAAGCACCGATTGGCTGCTGGCGAGAAAGTTGACGGGCAGTCTTTGCCGCCCGCGCCGAAGGTTGAAAAGAACCAGGCGTGAATTTTGAGACGAAGCTCTTAAACCGCATCAAGGCGGCGCAGCAGCAATTTTCTGTTGACGCCTTGAAGCGGCCCCAGCAGCGCGATGCATTTGAGTACGGGTATCGCGTTGGAGTGGTCGCCGGCTACGAGGCTGCGATCGAAGTGCTCTTGAAAATCCTAGAGGAGGATAAGAATAGTGACAACGACTTATGAGGACGCTTTAGGGGAGGCTTTTCCGGCAGTTAATGCCGGCGTGCAGCCTTTCGGGAGCCGCGTTCTGGTCCAAATTCGCACACCGCGCAAAATCACTAAGGGTGGCATTATTCTGGCCACCGACACCAAAGATACCGAGAAGTGGAACACGCAGGTTGCCAAGGTGATTTCTATTGGCCCACTGGCGTTCAAAAATCGCGACACTCAGCAGACCTGGCCGGAGGGCGAGTGGTGCCATTCTGGTGATTTCGTGCGCGTGCCCAAGTACGGCGGCGATCGCTGGGAAGTTGCGCTGACCAAGGACGACAGCGCCATGTTTGTGATCTTTAATGATCTGGACATCATTGGGAAAATTGAAGGTGATCCGCTGACGATCAAAGCATTCATCTGAAAGGAGATGAACCATGTCTGAAGTATTAAAAGAAAATGATGACAGCAAAGAAGAGCTGGTCATTATTGAAGACGCCTCGGAGCAAGAAGAGGACGCCCGCCTAAGCAACGACGACGGCGACGGCGGCGATGAAAGAGATTCCATTCGTGAGCGGCGCCGGCAGGAAAAGCTTGACCGAAAGCAGCGCCGGGATGGCGCCCGCACCCGGGACAAGGTCGAGCTTGATTTCTTGCGCAAAAGGAACGACGATCTTGAGCGGCGCGTTTCAGCTCAGGAGCAGAGGACGCACAGCCTAGATCTGGGCGCCTTTGATGGGGCAATTACCAAGGCAGCGCAGGAGGCCGAGATGGCTGACCGCGTGATTGCCAAGGCAGTTGCCGCCGGCAATGGCGAGGACGTCACCCAGGCCATGCGCTACAGGGATCAGGCCTTGGCCAAGATCCAGCAGCTGAATTACCAAAAGATGCAGTTTGGTAATCAGAAGCCGCAGCCGCAGCAAATCAACGAAATGACGATGCACTACGCTCAGGAGTTTATTAAGGAGAACTCTTGGTATGACGCCCAGGGGCGTGACGAGGACAGTGCCATTGTTATTGCCATTGACCAATCCTTGGCCAAGGATGGCTTTAACCCCCAGACCGAGGAGTATTGGGATGAGCTGCGCCGGCGGGCGGCCAAGCGGCTTCCTGAGCGGTTTGAGGGTGATTCTTCCCGTCTGGAGCCTAGGCGTGAGCCCCGCGGTGGCCCGGCTGTGGGCTCTGGCCGTGAGCATGCGCCTGCGACAACGCGCCGGGAGATCTACATTTCGCCGGAGCGTAAGCAGGCCTTGATTGAGGCGGGGGTCTGGGATGACGCCGTCTTGAGGAACAAGTATGTGCAGAGGTATGCAGAATATGACCGGCAGAAAAGGTCTTAAAATGCTTGCTTTTGTAGGTCTTACATTCCATATTCCCCCCAATCGCTGAAAGGAGCGATGTTATGGCTGACGAACGGTTTAGGAAATCTGCTGGTGAGGGTCGTGAAACCAGGGCGATGCAAGATCGCGCTGTGACCCAAAATCGCGTCATCTCGGATGACGAGCGGGTTGCAATGTTCCGTCAACAATTTTTCCAGTCCTCTCTACCTGACTTGCCTCCGATTTCTGGCTGGCACACCTGCTGGCTTACGACTACCAATCCCCGTGATTCAATTCAGACTCGCATCCGTTTGGGCTACGAGCCCGTGAAGCCGGAAGATGTTCCCGGCTGGGAATATGCCACTCTGAAGACCGGAGATTGGGCGGGACTTATTGGCGTGAATGAAATGCTGGCCTTCAAGCTGCCGATTTCTCTTTACGAGAAGTACATGCACGAAGCTCACCATGATGCGCCGCTGCGAGAAGAGGAGAAGTTGACTGATACAGCCGACTTCCTTGAGCAGCAGGCCAGAGCGTCTAAGTCCAAGTTGCAGATCGGTGAAGGCAATCTGGAGATTGGGCAGCGCCGGGAGGCTCTTTTTGACCTCTCGTAAACCCCTTTCCGATTAGGAGCTCTGCTATGTCTTCGACTAGCGCGCCTTTCGGCTTCCGTGCGTCCTACCACAACAGTGGGCAGATGCGCCCGAAAGCCTACACGATCGCTTCGACCTACGCGGCGAACATCTTTTCCGGTGACCCGGTAAAGCTGACCGACAACGGTGTGGTCCAACTTGGCACCAGCGATGGCACCCGCACGGGTACTGTCGATGGTATTTCTCTGCTCGGCATTTTTGCCGGCTGCCAGTACAATGATGCTTCTGGCAAGCCGACAATCAGCCCCTTCTGGCCATCTGGCGCTACCGGCACGGAAATCGTTGCCTGGGTGTATGATGACCCGGAAACGCTGTTTGACGTGCAGTACACCAATCCCTCGCCGGCAACGACGGTTCAGACCGCCGTTGGCGAAGAGTGCGATTGGACTGTTGCTTCGCCGGGTGGTTCCACCTCGACGGGTCTCAGCACCTGCCAGCTCACCGCTATTCAAGCAACCTCTGGTCAGTTCCAGATCACGGGCTTTGCCAATAGCATTTTCGATTCAATCACTGACGCTTATGTGCAAGTGACTGTTCGTATCAACGAACACCACTACAAAGCGGCCGTGAACTCGGTTTGATGGGAGGGTTTGATTCATGGCTACTCCAATGCGTAGTACCGACTTCCGGTCGGTAGTTGAACCCATCCTGAACGAAGTCTTTGACGGCGTTTATGATCAACGCGCTGACGAATGGAAGATGGTCTTCCGTGAGCAGAAGGGTATTCCCCGCAATTACCATGAAGAGCCCGTTCTTTATGGTTTTGGCGCGGCGCCTGAGCTGCCTGACGGTATGGCCGTGTCTTACCAGTCCGGTGGCGTGCTGTTCCTGCAGCGTTACCTCTACAAGGTCTACGGTCTGGCGTTCAGCCTGACTAAGGTGCTTGTGGAAGACGGCGATCATATTCGTATCGGTCAGACCTACGCGAAGCACCTCGCGCAGTCCCTGATCGAAACGAAGGAGACGCTGGGTGCCAACATCCTGAACCGCGCCTTCAATGCTGCCTATCCTGGCGGTGACGGCGTGGCCCTGGTGTCTCTCAGCCATCCGATCGTCAACGGCACGTTCAGCAACCAGCTGACGACTGCTGCGGCGCTGTCGCAGACTTCTCTTGAGCAGCTTCTCATTCAGGTCCGCAATGCTGTTGACAACAACGGCAAGCGCATCCGTTTGACGCCCAAGAAGATCGTGACTGGCCCGAGCAACGTCTTCCAAGCGGAAGTGCTGCTCAAGTCGGTTTTGCGGACTGGCACGGCTGACAACGACATCAACCCGGTGAAGTCGATGGGCTTGCTGTCCGACGGGCAGGCAAACCTCTCGCGTATCACCTCCACTACTGCTTGGTGGATTGAGACTGACGCCCCGGAAGGGCTGAAGTTGATGATGCGTCGTGGCCTTGAGAAGTCCATGGAAGGCGACTTTGAAACCGACAGCATGCGCTACAAGGCCACCGAGCGTTATACGTTCGGCTGGACTGACCCGCGCGGCGTGTACGGCACGGCTGGCGTGTAGTCCTTTACGGGGGCCAGTCCAAAGTGGGAAAGGGGGCTGTTGCCCCCTTTTCTTTATCTGTGTTATGGCTTCAACAACATCAAAGGATGCTGTTTGTGCCATACAAAATAGAAGTTATGGGGATTTACAAGATTGTAAATAAAGCAACCGGGCAATGTTATGTTGGGCAATCCCAAAGAGTCAAAAAACGACTGAAAGAGCATTTCAGGCTTTTGCGATGGAACAAGCATACTAATCAAAAACTTCAAAATGCTTACAACAAATATGGTGCTGAAAATTTTTATGGCTCAATAGAAGTTGAGTGCCAAAATTTTGCTGATTTAGATCACCTTGAGAATGCATTTTTGACTGGAAATGCATGGTTTGAGGAAAAAACAGTTTACAATATTGCTGATTTTGCGAAGGCCCCCATGAGAGGGAAAAACCACAGCGAAGAAATAAAAGAGCGCATCCGGCTTGGCCGCAGGGCATCAACCTTTGACTTTAAAAGCGAAGAATACAGAAAAACTCTGTCTGATGCACAAATGGCGCGCCATCACTCGGACCCGAAATTTGTTGCCAAGCTAAAGTTTATCGTGGAGAATCATGACTTATCCTATGCGGAGCGGGCAAAACGTTTAGGTGCTGATACTAGTGCTGTCCGACGGCTTGCTCTTAAATATCAACATCTAAAAGGAGTTCTGTGATGGCTCAAACTCGCTTTTCCGGCCCTGTTAAGTCAGACAACGGTTTTCTCGGTGACATCACCGGCAACATCACCGGCAACGTGACGGGCAATGTCACGGGCAATGTCACGGGCAATGTCACGGGCAATGTCACGGGCGACATCTTCGCGACTAATCAGGCTTTGTCTGGTGCGGGCGCGGTCAATCTCACTGACATGCTCACCTCGCTGACCACCACGGGTGCGGCCCAAGCGTTGACGCTGGCCAATGGCACTGCGAATCAAATTAAGATCATCAGCCATGTGGTTGATGGCGGTTCGGCCGTTCTTACGCCGACCACAAAGATTGGCTTCACGACAATCACCTTCACCAACGTGGGTGATTCTGCCACTCTGATTTATACAGTTTCCGGCTGGGCCATCACTGGCATCAGTGGCGCGGTTGCGGCTTAGTAGGATCTGAACCATGGCTGACGCCGTCACCTCTCAGACAATCTTGGACGGTGAACGGTTGTTCATCGCCAAGTTCACGAACATCTCTGATGGCACTGGCGAGACTGGTGTCATCAAGATTGACGTCTCGGCACTGAACCCGAATGTTTTTGGTTTGGCCTGTAATGGGGTCAAGATCAACAAGATTTGGGCGACCACGCATGGCATGGAGGTGCGTATTCTCTTTGACGCCACCGCCGATGCTTTTGCTTGGATGATCCCCCAGAACACGAATTATCTGATGGATTTTTCAATGTTCGGGGGGATTCCAAGCAATGCCGGCGCAGGCGTCACCGGGGATGTGCTCTTTACCACACTGGATGCTTCCAATGGCGATATGTATTCAATCGTCATGGAGTGCATCAAAACCTACGCCAGTGCCTGAGGGTGCGAGGTATGGAATTGATGCTGTGGAATGCTGCGCTTTCCCTTTTGGTGGTCATCATTGGGTATGTTCTAAAAGAAAAGGCAGCCGATCTTTCTCGGCTGTCGCTTCTACTTAACAAGACCCGTGAAGAAATTGCCAGGGAATATGTGACCAAGGCCGAGGCTCATGCGGATATAAATCGCGTCATGACCCGGCTTGAGGTATTAGATGCGAAACTTGATCGGCTGATCGAAAGCAACCGCGTGAGAGGGATTTAACATGGGCCC